ACACAATTGCAACAACAGCGGCCACACAGCCGAGAATTTCGAAAACTATCACTTGGTATATCCTCTTGCATATTTCGGGACCATTGCAACACGCTTCGAAATTTTCACTTTTTTATAATCACAATCGAGGAAGGTTTCGGCAGCCATCGCAAACTCGGCTTCTTTTTCAAGCTTCGCAATTTTCGCCATAATCTCAGCATAGGTCGGAACAGGCATCGAAGCAGCAGGATTCTTACGCTTCAGAATATCAGCCGGGGACACTTTTTTGACCTGGCTCATGGAAGTAATAAACAATTTAATATCCTTTTCTATCGTCAACACACCAATTCTATCAAAGGATGCGGCATTTGTCAAGAGGTCGGATGGGGCTGGTGCAAAAAAACAACAGTCCGGAGGCGAGTCCTGGTCTATGTGAGTGAGTACTTACTTACCAGTCGGAGGCTTCAGTATAACCGTCAGGTACGCTGCGGTCAAGGTCTGGAATATCGATAGTATAATCTTCGGCCGTCAGAGAGGCCAGAGAGGTGCCAAATTGTTTCTGCTTGGCAACGGCTTCGGGAGTTTTATTATATTCTGCTGCAACCTTTCGCATATTCTCTGAGACCTTCTGCGAGTATTCTGGTCTATCACGGTTCGCACAAGACTGGCCGCAATATGGGCCACGTTTTCGGTGCAGCTTCTTACAGAATTTACAGTTTTTTTCTTTATATTGGCCCATTCTTCACACAGGTTTTTCATGGTTTCCGATACTATTCGGTTGCTGCTCTTACTTATACCTAGGTTTTAAACTCTTTTTCTCATAGGTATTTCGATATTCTAATTCTTCCTTAAATATCACTTGTTGGCCTCTGTCCATATAGTTTACACAAGCCCACTCAATATAATGGTCGGGTAATTCAGATACGGTACGGCCTTTATACTTACCCCATGCCATCTTGGTCATTCTACGGTTTACATGGTCTTTATTCATTCTCCCTCCATTCCTTTCTCATGGTCTTATACTGTAGATTCTCTGCAGCTTTTCTACGGTATTCTAAAAAGATTGTAGCGGATTCTGCATAGTGGCAGGTGGCATGGTCTTTCTCTTGCGGTTTGATAGATCGGTCAGAATTATACTTTTTTCCTGAGTGATGGTTGGCATATCTTCTGGATCTTGTAAATCCCATTTCTAAGAATTTACGGCACATATCGGCACCAATAAAATCGTTTTTGGAAATAAAAGACAGGAACATTGTATAGATTTTCTTGGCGGATTTGGTGGCTTCGTTTGGTGTTTTAAATCTCCAATATTGGCAGATTTCGTTAGTGTATGGTCGGACTAATAAAACACCTTGCTCACCACGGCCTATACGATAATATGGCCTGGTTTTGGAATCGGTGAAGTCTAAGTCGGTGTATGGCAGGTTATAATCAAATTCTTTCATTACAGAAATACATCATTGATCTGGCGATTGACACGAATAAAGGTTGTGCATTTTGGCAATTGTTTTAAACTTGGCGCACCGACATAGGTACAGGTTGACCTTAGGCCGCCAAGTAAATCTCTGACGGTATTTTGAATTGGTCCTTTATATGGTATCTCTACAGTACGGCCTTCGGAGCTTCGATACTCGGCCACACCGCCATGGTGTTTTTCCATTGCAGTATCAGAACTCATACCATAGAATGTTACTTTACCATTTTCGATATGACCACCGCCTTCATCATGGCCTGCAAACATACCACCCACCATTACAAAGTCAGCACCACCACCAAAGGCTTTAGCAACGTCACCAGGACAAGTACAGCCGCCGTCAGCAATAATATGCCCGCCAAGGCCGTGAGCAGCGTCAGCACATTCGATAATGGCCGATAATTGAGGATATCCGACTCCAGTTTGGATACGAGTAGTACAAACACTACCAGGCCCAATACCAACTTTAATAATATCTGCTCCACGTAAAATTAACTCCTGTGTCATATCTGCGGTAACAACATTACCTGCAATAATTGTTTTATTGGAAAAGTTTTTTCGGACTCTTTCAACAAAGTCACCAAAATGCTCTGAATAACCGTTTGCAATATCAATACAAATAAACTGTATTTGTGGTTGAGACTGCATTATAATTTCAAGGCGACCAAATTCATTCTCGCTCGTCCCTGTTGATACAGCAAAGGTGTTTGCATCAAGATCAGGACAATTTATATTGTGATCGCCAATGCTATAGGCCTTGACCAATACAGTAAACAGTTTATGGAAGGCAAGAGCTTTAGCCATATTCCATGTACCAACACCATCCATATTTGCGGCCATGATTGGTATGCCAGACCAGGTTTGTTTACTATGGCGAAAGGTGTAGGTTCTTTCTAAATTTACTTCTTTGCGACTACTGAGTGTGGATCGTTTTGGTCTTATCAATACATCACGAAAATCTAATTTAATATCTTCTTCAATTCTCATAGTAAAGTCCTTTAAATTGCAAATTTCTCTTTGGCGTGTGATATAAGTGGTGGATAGTGGCCTCTGCGACAATCAAATTGGCGGCAGGCCTTTGGTCGAATGTCATAGATCGAGCATTTACCATCAATAAACATACCACAACCACCTTCCTTTTTACGATAAAGTGTAATGACAATATTGGCGGAAGGGTTTTCTTTTAACTGATGATCCGTTGGATTGACCAGACTGATTGGATATAATCCTGATGCAATTTCTTCTTGTGTCAGCATCGGTGCCAATAATTCACAGCATTTGGTACAGGTGCCACATGGTACATCGGATATCGGTTCATCAGAGGTAACCGCACTTAGAACCACAGGCATATTCGAATATCGATTCATTAAAAATCACTTTCTAGCAAAGTACGAGACTGTATATCAAAATGCCTTTCGATGGCATTTTTGGCATATTCTAATGAAATATATTGACCAAGATAATGCTCATTGGTAGGAGTTTTATATATCTTTGAGACCCATATATTGGTGTGCGATATATTGTGGACTTGGCCTACAATCAGGCCATCTTTGGTATTGTAATAATAGTAGCAACTAATATTGTTACCACCTTCTTTCCAATCATAATTTTTCATTCATTACGCCATTCACAAAATGTATTGTATTTTAATTTAGGGTTTTGTTTTATATAAACTTTCCATGCTTGGGTACAATCATTAATATTTACTCTTGGCCCTAAATCGGTTGTGACACCATTAATAACCAGAACAAGCACCCATGTTTTCAACATTTAATTGTTCCTTAACATATTGCAAGCCTTTATAGGCCAGAATTTCATCGGTCATACTATTAATAGATATTCGGATTCTATCACAATCTGTTGACAATAAAGGCAATATATGAGTTCGAATAAAGAATATTGCCTTATCACCAAGAGGTATGGTAACTTGCCTTTCGGCTCGATAATACATTTGATGTACCGTTTCATTTGACCACGGCTTCTTTACAGATGGCCTTTGGTTTAAATTCGGTGTATTTGATACAGTCCATACAGATCGCACAAATGGTCCTTTTTGTGTAATCATTGTGGCAATACTATCAGCCGCCGACATGATGAGTTTATTATCGGCCACAGGTTGGTGTATCTCAGCAAAGGTCTTATTAATCTTTTCTGCTGGATCCCAACCAGATGGAAAACACACAGATGCTATTTGCATGGATAATTTACCATCAGCATTTGGTGCCCATATCACAAAATCTTCTTGATATTTTTTGGTGGCCTCGCTGAAATCATTACACTTTAAATAATTCAAAATGTTTTCATGCAATTCTTCTGTTACATTGTTACCAAATATTGGCGAACATAATTTTTTCTTTTGATCAATGTAATCATCATATTGATCATCTTGATATGTTATGGGCTCGGAATCAGAAAGAGGCCTCATATTGGGCCTCATTCGGTATGGTACTTCAATGTCAAAAGGTATCACGGTGTTTGTTCCGTTTCTGTACCATTTGGTTTGAAATCCTTTAATACATTTTCTACACAATCTTCGGTCGATAAAATGTCCTGATAATCATTTGTATATGCGTCAGGATTTGGTAGATCACTATAATGATCCCAAGATGGTTTTTTAAATATCATATCCCAATTATTTTCAAATGTCTTGCGATCAACAGAAAATGGTCTTGGTGCTGAACCTTTTCCACCATCACTCATACTATCTCCTCGGCTTTGGTAGATTTGGTAATTTTTTCCATTCTTCTATCCATTTTTCATGCTCTTCTACTTTTCTTTGTACTTCAATCATTTTCTCTGTTTGTTTGTCATTCATGCGATCAATGCGGTCACGGTAATCATCTACCTTTTTATCAATTGAATTCAGTCTGGCTTCGGTAATCACCAAGCGTTCTTTAAAATAGTCTACATCGGCACCACGGGTGATATTAAACATAATGGACACGGAGGCAACGACAAAGGCGGCCAGAAGAAACATGGCCAACAAATTGATCTTTTCTGAATCGGTAAGAGATTTTATTTCGGTAATAAGAGATTTCATATTGGAAGTATAAATGATAAAAATCGTGTTGTCAAGTATTTAGATAGAATAAATAGGTAATTAATCAACCAAGAGGCAACCATGGCACTTACCAAGATTCAAGGTCAAAACATACAAGATTATGCAATTGATACCAATAAACTCTCAAATACTGCCGTGTCGGCTTTTGCTCAATCCCTTGCACCTAAAGTTACAACGGTAAATGTTGCCAATAGTGCCTATACCGTACTGGATGATACAGCAGTAAATATTGGCGGTGGTTATATTGTTGTAACGGGTTCAGACTTTCAATCTGGTGCGATTGTGTTGGTTGATACGACACAAGCCACTTCAACAACATTTGTCAATAGTACAACTCTCAGAGCAGAATTACCGGCTAAATCTGCCGCTTCTTACAATATCTATGTGGTAAATCCAGACGGTGGCACAGGTATTCGTGTCAATGGTGTGACATTTTCAGGGACACCAACGTGGGTTACTTCAAGCCCGCTATCAAATCAATTAGCAAATACTTCCTTTAATGTAAGTTTAAGTGCTACGAGTGCAACAAGTTATTCTAATACCACAGCATTACCAGCAGGAACACAATTATTATCGAATGGATATTTTTATGGTACAGTTACTATTGGTGCAGAGACAACATATAGCTTTACTGTGAGGGCTACAGACGCAGAAAATCAAGATGCAGACAAAACATTCAATGTTACGGTTACGGTTGCGCCACAGTATCAATTATGGTTATGGGGACGTAATAATTTTGGCCAGCTAGGATTTAATGATATAGTTGATAGATCCAGTCCAGTCCAAGTAGGATCTGGTACTAATTGGAATTTGGTGAGTATCGGAAGTTATAACACCATGGCTACCAAGACTGATGGTACTTTATGGACATGGGGATATAATATTCGTGGCCAACTAGGACTTGGAGATACAGTATATAGATCCAGTCCAGTACAAGTAGGATCTGGTACTAATTGGAATTTGGTGAATATTGGAGAATATAGCACCATAGCCACCAAAACTAATGGTACTTTATGGACATGGGGAGGTAATATTCGTGGCCAGCTAGGATTTAATGATATAGTACATAGATCCAGTCCAGTCCAAGTAGGATCTGGTACTAATTGGAATCTAGTGAGCATTGGAACCTCCTATAACACCATAGCCACCAAGACTGATGGTACTCTATGGACATGGGGAAGTAATCAACGAGGCCAGCTAGGATTTAATGATATAGTTGATAGATCCAGTCCAGTCCAAGTAGGATCTGGTACTAATTGGAATTTGGTGAGTATTGGAGCTTATAACACCATAGCCACTAAGACTGATGGTACACTATGGATATGGGGATATAATAATAATGGCCAGCTAGGACTTGGTAATATAGTTGATAGATCCAGTCCAGTCCAAGTAGGATCTGGCACCACATGGAGTGAGGTGAGTATTGGAGTTTATAACACTATAGCCACCAAGACTGATGGTACACTATGGATATGGGGACGTAATGATCACGGCCAGCTAGGACTTAATGATAGAGTATATAGATCCAGTCCAGTTCAAGTAGGATCTGGCACCACATGGAGTAAGGTGAGTATTGGATTTTATAACACCATAGCCACCAAGACCGATGGTACTTTATGGACATGGGGACGTAATAATCGTGGCCAGCTAGGATTTAATGATATAGTAAATAGATCCAGTCCAGTCCAAATAGGATCTGGTACCACATGGAGCAAGGTGAGTATTGGAAAATACAACACCATAGCCACCAGAACCGCATAAAATCATGCCACTTACCAAAATACAACCCCAAAACATACAAGATTATGCCATTGGTACGACTAAACTATCCAATACTGCCACCGTAGCCTTTACACAAACATTGGCACCTAAAATTACTTCTGTCAATGTTGCTAATTCTTCTTATACAATATTAGATGATACTGCCGTAGATACTGCTGGTGGTTACATTGTGATTAATGGGTCAGAGTTTCAATCTGGTGCCACAGTATTCATTGACACTACACAGGCCACGGCAGTTAGTTATGTGAATTCAACAACATTAAGAGCACAAGTACCTGCTAGATCAGCTGCATCATATAATCTTTATGTAATTAATCCAGATGGTGGATTTGGTATTCGTGTAAATGGTGTAACATATTCTACATCACCAACATGGGTTACAGGCAGCACTTTATCAAATCAATCAGCCAATGTATCCTTTAATGTATCATTGAGTGCTACTGGTGCCACAACATATTCCAATACTACAGCATTACCAGCTGGTACACAATTACTCAGCAATGGATATTTTTATGGTACTGTAACGATTGGTGCTGAGACAACATATAGCTTTACTGTAAGAGCCTCTGATGCTGAATTGCAAGATTCTGATAGGACATTTAATGTTACGGTTACGGTTGCGCCACAGTATCAATTATGGACTTGGGGATCAAACGGTAGTGTGGGAAAATTAGGAATAAGTATAAATGATGGATTTAGATCCAGCCCAGTTCAAGTTGCTGGTAATGATTGGAGTGAAATAAACACTTTTGATTATCAATCTGGATCAATAAAAACAGATGGAACTTTATGGACATGGGGAAATAATAGCTTTGGTAATCTAGGACTTAATGACATGATTAATAGATCCAGTCCAGTCCAAGTAGGAACTGGTACTAATTGGAGCAAAATTAGTATCGATAATGCAATGTTTGCTATCAAAACAAATGGTACTTTATGGTCTTGGGGAGATAATAATTATGGCCAGCTAGGACTTGGAGATCAAATTAATAAATCTAGTCCAACACAAGTTGGCTCTGCTACTAATTGGAATATTATTAAAGAAAGATATGGTGATGCAATTGCTCAAAAAACTGACGGTACTTTGTGGACGTGGGGATCTAATCTTAGAGGAAACTTAGGACTCAATCAAACAACTGCTAGATCTAGCCCAACTCAAATAGGATCTTCTACAGATTGGAATTTGGTTGATATAGGATATCGATCAAGTGGGGCTACTAAAACAAATGGTACTCTGTGGACATGGGGAGTTAATACTAATGGTTCATTAGGACTTGGAAACGCAATTGATAGATCCAGTCCAGTCCAAGTAGGAACTTCTACTAATTGGAATCTGGTGAGTGTTGGTGTCTACAGCCCCGCAGCCACCAAAACAGATGGTACTCTATGGCAATGGGGTAGAAATAATGCTGGCCAGCTAGGATTTAATGATATAGTAAATAGATCCAGTCCAGTTCAAGTAGGAACTGGTACTGATTGGAATAAAATTAGTAGTGGTCTATATTTTACGTTAGCGACAAAAAATAATAATACATTATGGGCATGGGGAAGTAATAGTGGAGGAGAATTAGGCCTTAACGACAGAACTCCTAGATCTAGTCCAGTACAGTTGGATTCTAGTAAGTGGATTTCAATAAATGCTGGATACCAGAACACTATGGCTATCAAACAAGCATAACAGAGAACAAATATGTCACTTACACGAATAACATCAGATTTTAAATCTCCAACTCTAAATGAGGATCTAAGTCGCAAATATAGTTAATGAATTTTACTGCATCATCTTCATTGTCGAAATAACGAATAATGGTCTGACCAGTAAATGGTGAAATTAAGAATAAAAGAATATTGTGAGAATGGTAGGTGGAAAACTTAATCCACCAACCATTTCTATTGACAGGCAACCAAGAACGAGTATTATTTGCTATTTGCAGATACCGTTGAAAGTTGTTTTCCTGCTTTTGTAATTGCTTCTTTTGCATATTCCGTGCCTTTATTTACAGCATCTGCTGCACTCACAGTATATGTATAAAAGAATTTGTCTGTAACAGTATTAAAAAACTTCAAAGTCTCTTTAAATACCGAGTTCTGATAGTCGATGGTTTGAATGGCCACATCAGTAGATTTGGCAACGATTTCATCGATTTGTGGTACTTTAGCGTTTTTAAAATAGTCAAACATGTGAATCTCCTTTAGACGATTGATTGAGTTTATTCCATAAATCTACGGGTTTTTTTATAATATTCGGCACGCTTCATTTGGCCTTCAATCATAGAATCCCACAGCATTTGTAGAAAAGATTTAAATTTCAATAACATTGTAACCTCCTTAAGCATTACAATATTATTTAGTATATTTTATGTTGCAACCGCACATTTTTGTGGCAAAGATGATGTAATTCTACCAGATGATAAATAAATGTGGTAATCTTGGTATTGGCGTACCAAGAAACCCGGTCGGATCAGGCTGTCCCACATAACTATCTATATCAGTCGGAGATAACTATGAATTGTCTAATTTGTAATAAACCCATTTTTCGCAAAAACAAAAAAGCTTGTTCGCCTTCACATGAAAAAATTATTGCTGCCAAAATTGGCGCAGGTTATTTTCACGAACATAGAAACAAACAAAAACCACTATGGCGTGACATTAATAAAATAAGCGAAATCTATGATGAATGTAGAAGAATAACAGAACAAACAGGAACTCCACATCATGTGGATCACATAATACCCTTACGTGGTAAAAATGTCTCTGGATTGCACGTACATCAAAATTTGAGAATTATTTCATCAGATGAAAATCAAAGAAAAAATAATAAATTTTTACCTGAATTATTGTGAAATGAAGCTGAAAATATTATAAGTATCGGTGTCCGGTTTGAAATTAAGATGCTTTAGCTTTAAGGTGGTCCTTCCGAATCCTACAGGACACCCACTCATTATAGTATGAATCATTCATCAGAGCGTGGCGGTTGAAAATCTCAAAAGTTTCCCAATAAGAACACTCACTACGACTTTTACAGAGGTGTAAAATCTCTCTAGTGTATTGATCTGCACCTTTTTCTTTTACTTCCTCTTGTAATTTCTTATTACTTCCCCAATAGTTTTCCCAATCAGAGGCGACACGAATTCTTTTCTTTTTACCTTTTACTTGTTTAGTTTTAGATTTAGTAAAGAATTTCTTGCCAATATACTTTCGGCCAGTTTTGTTGTGAGTGATGAGATAGACAAAGCCAAAGAACCCTTCGGTTTCTTCGGCTGTTATCTCATTGATGGTATTATGAAAGTACCAGGTCATTCATCATCATCAACTTCTTCATGTTCCGTAATATATTCTGCACAAAACGGACAATGGAGTGGATCAGTTTCAGTCTGATCCTCATCGTATTTAATCGTAAACTCAGAACCACAATTATCGCATATATGATGTAGATTTGTCATATTAACACCATGAAGATTTCTTTTCACCAAAATAAGGTCTTGCGTGGCCATTGGCGATTAGTAATTGCGATAAACGCTGACCATTAATAACCACATCACCAAGCACACGGCCGCCATATTTATCATGGTCTTTTAATTCAATCAATACTTGTTGGCCAGATTGATATGCACGATTCAATACATCTTTGGTAAATTGTGTGGCTCTCTGTGCAGCTTCATTTTCTTTTGGACATAATGCACGATGGCCTTTTTCTGGTGTATCAACGCCTAATACACGAATTGATAATTTCTTTGGTAATGGATCAGGCATAAATGGTACATTAAATTCTACGGTATCACCATCAATAACACGGGTGATTTGCCAATTATATGGATTGGCCATGGCGGTTGAACCCATCATAACAAGAATTGTAAATAATAGTTTTTTCATTTCTCTCCCTTACAAATTAAATTTTTATCACATTTTTCCATTGTGCCATCTTGTGTATTCATGCGTATAATAGTACCTTCTGAATCAATATTGAAGGTGTATTTGGCATTGTTTACCTGAGGCATCATTACTTGATAACCTAATAACAAAGTCATAATTAAAGTTAAACCAAACATTGTGAATTCTTTTTCTTATAATCTTCTATGGCCGCTTTGATTGCATCTTCAGCCAAAATTGAACAATGTATTTTGACTGGAGGGAGCGCCAGCTCTTCGGCGATTTGAGTATTCTTAATAGTTGATGCCTCATCAAGAGTTTTACCCTTGACCCATTCCGTGACAAGAGAACTGCTTGCAATTGCGGAGCCGCAGCCATATGTCTTAAACTTCGCATCAGTAATAATTCCTTCATCATTCACCTTTATCTGCAATTTCATTACATCGCCACAGGCTGGAGCACCAACCATACCTGTACCAATTTTCGTTAAATCTTCTGTTTTTGCAAAAGATCCTACATTTCTAGGATTTTCATAATGGTCTATTACTTGAGCTGAATATGCCATTTTTAAACTCCAAAAGATGAACCACAACCACACTTGGTTGTTACATTAGGATTTTCCATAACAAATTGTTCACCGCCTAATTCTTTTTTATATTTAACTGTTGTGCCTTGCAAATATTGTGATGACATACTATCAACTAATAATTTTATATCATCTTTCACATCAAAAACAAAATCATCTTCATTGATGGCATTGTCCCAAGTAAAACCATATTGAAAACCAGAACAACCGCCACCTTGAACAAATATGCGAAGGCCTTTTACTTCAGGATCATTTTCTTCTACATATAACTCTGCAATTTTGTTTATTGCTGTTTGATCTATTGTGATCATGCTGCTTTGCCCCATACATCTTCCCAATCACCAGACAATGCACCTTTTGCATAATCAGTTACACGATTCTCAAAGAAATTGCCGTGAATTGGACTGTTAATCATTTCTTCAACCCATGGTAGTGGGTTCTTTTTAACTTTAAAAATACCTTTCATACCAAGGCTAATTAGTCTACGATCAGCAATATATCGAATGTATTGTTTCACTTCATCTGATGTTAGATTTTGCATTGGTCCCATATCAAATGCAAGGTCAATGAATTTATCTTCTAATTCAACCATTTTACCTGCAATAGTATATATCTGACCTTTTAACTCATCATTCCAAATCTCTTTGTTTTCTTCAATATAGGTTCTAAACAACTTAATCATTGATTCTGTGTGCATGGTTTCATCAACAATTGACCATGTAACAATCTGTCCCATGCCTTTCATTTTACCATGTCGTGGAAAATTCAATAACATAATAAAAGAACTAAACAACTGCATACCTTCTGTAAATGCAGAGAATACGGCAATATGTTTGGCTGTGTTTTCTTTACTTGAATTTTGATTAGAAATATCTAGAATGTATTCGTGTTTTTGTTTCATTGCATCATATTCAAGAAACTGATTGTACATAGTTTCTGGCAAGCCAAGAGTTTCAATTAAGTGTGAATATGCAGCCACATGTAATGCTTCACGAGCCGCAAAGCCAAGAAGCATCATACGAACTTCTGGTTGTGCAAAATAAGGTAAATAGTTTTTAACATAGCCACCAGCAACATCTATATCGCCTTGTGTGAAGAATCGAAAAATGTGTGTAAGAAACTGTTTTTCTTCTTTTGTAAGTTTATTTTTCCAATCTTTTACATCTTCAAGCATAGGCACTTCTGTATGCAACCAATGAATCTGTTCATGTTTTAACCATGCTTCATATGCCCATGGATAATAAAAAGGTTTGAATGAATTTCTTTCTTCTGTTATGTTATGTTTTCTCTTTACCATACTTATTCTCTCTTATAAATTTTTTTGCGATTGATAACGATGACGAAACAACCATGTGCATATCCATGTAGGTATAAAGGCCGCATCGGCCAATGAATGTCACCTTATCATTTTGTATGTCTTTATATTTTTTGTATAACAATTTCGTATTTTCAGTCATCACGGGATAATACTTTTCACCTGTTTCTTTATAGTCGCATGGTTCTTCATATGTAACGGTACTGTAATTCATATTCTCACCATGCATTGGTATTTTTTTCCATTCTGTAACTCTTGTAAATCGACCATCATCTGTAAAATTTACTGTTGTACAAGGCAGTATTTCATCTATGGGTACTGTTATCGTATGAAAATGTATTGATCGATATGGCAATTCGCCATAGCAATAATCATAATATTCATCTATGGCCATCGAATTAAAGATATGATCATATTCATTTTCCATAGATTTATGATAATCACGATTTAAAAATACATTTACACCATCTAATATATTTTCAAACATTTTTGTGTAGCCTTCAACAGGCATATATTGATATTTGTCAGTAAAACAACGATTATCTGATGTATCTCTTGGTTTTACTCTATCAAATACATCTTTACTTATTTCATCGTAATATTGTCCCCACATTTTGCGTGAGTACGGTTCAAAAAATGTTTTAAAAACATCTTCTTTATTTACGACCAATAAAGTATTTCTATTTACTGGAAATGGTACAAATGCACCACTTTTTAATTTAGCTTTTATTTCGTGTTCATATGGTATCCAATCAGTAAATTTAGATAACCATTTAAATACTTCTTCATTGTTAGTATGAAACAAATGAGGGCCATACTTATGCACACGAATACCAAAATCATTTTCAAAATCGTAAGCATTACCTGCTATATGTGGCCGGCGATCAATCACATCTACATAAAATCCAGCATCATGTAATTCTCTGGCCACTACGGCGCCAGCATAACCTGCACCAACAACTAGTATGCGTTTTTGTTCCATAATTCTTGAAAATCGTTACAGAAAAATGAAATATCTTCTTTTGTACTTACATGTATTGCTAAAGTTTTCATGGGCATCAACATAGCTACATCAGGTTTTGTCCATACATTTGATAGACTGGTGCCTTCCCATTTACCATCTATCTCACCTATCTCCATCAATTTATTAAATTCTTCTTTATATTTTGTAATGACAGATTTCTTTATCATAAACGATTCGTGTGTGAACCATGTGGTACGATAGTATCTGTCTGGTCCTGGTGATACAATACATGGTCTGATGTAAGTATCATTAAATAAGTTTTTAGGATGAAAATATAATTGCACAAAATCTTGTGGAAATATGCCAATTTCTGTTTTCATATCAAATGATTGAAAGTAATACCATGCTTCAACCATCTTTCTTATCGAATCATTATAATGTAAATAATCATCCTCTACAATATAAACTAATTCATCTTCAGGTAAAGTATCAATGTAGTCATATGCCACTTTTACTGAATATCGTGACTTTTGTTTACCATTTAGACCTGTTTGATCCCTCTCAGGTAAAAAATTAAATGTTGCTGTTGGTGCAACTTCTTTTATTTTATCTTTAGTACATTCACTTGAATTATCATCTATGATATGTAATGAATATTTACCATATGATTCTAAAGAATTTACTAAAGAAATTAAACAACGAATAATACATTCATCTTTGGCCACTATTCTATCAGTCGCCAAAGAAACTCTATCGCATGTTCTTAATACAACATTAACCTTCACAAGCCAAACACACTTCTTCTGTCGCTAATTGTTTTAAATCAATCTCTTGTATTACTTCACGCTCAATTTTTTTAGCAACTTTATCAGCTTTGGCCAATTTTTCTGAACGACAATAATAAAGAGTTTTCAATCCTTGTTTCCATGCCTGAAAATGTACAGCATGTAAGTATTTTACATTAACATCTGGTCTAAAAAACAAATTGACAGACTGCGCTTGGTCAATGTAACTTTGTCTGTGAGCTGCATGGTCCACGACCCATCTTTGGTCAATTTCCATACTGGTTTTATACACATCTTTTGTCCACTCATCAAGAAACTCAAGGTGTTGAACGGACCCATCATTGGCGATGATAGACGACCAGATTTCGCTGTAATCAAGATTTTTGTCTGCATCACATTTCTCCTTGATGATTTTATCCAAATAACGGTTTTTGTTTAGAAAGGCACCACTTAATGTATCTTGTCGATATGCATTTGCTCTAAAAGGTTCAATACTTGGTGATGTATTGCCCATTATGATTGAAGAAGAAGCGTTAGGAGCAATGGCAAGCATATGACTAAACCTGCGACCAGTACCAACGGCATCGGGAGCCTCTCCCCGTTTGGCACCCAACGAAAGATTGGCAGCATCTAATTTCTCCTTAATATGTTTAAACATTTTATTGTTGGCACTTGTGGCCAAAGCAGATTCCCAAGCAATATTGTTTCGCTGCAAATAAGCATGGAACCCAAGAGCACCAATACCAATAGAACGCTCTCTGCTGGCACTATACTTTGCACGAGCGATAGAAGAAGGAGCATTGTCAATAAAGTACTGAAGAACATTATCAAGCATTTCAGCAACATCGTGCAAAAAGTTTGGATCGTTTTTCCATTCATCGTAATACTCCAAATTAACTGATGATAAACAACAGACAGCTGTACGCTCTTTATCTGTTGGTAAAATAATTTCACTACACAAATTACTTTGTTTAATTGATAGACCAAGTTTCTTTTGAAACTCTGGCATTAAACGATTACTTGTATCAATAAAATGCAAATAAGGTTCACCTGTTTGCATACGAATTTCTAATATACGCTGCCACAATTCACGAGCCGATACTGTATCACGAACCTCACCACTATGAGGATCTTTTAAATGCCATGTATCATCAGCATGTGGATCTAACATACATTTTTCAATTAGATGCATGAAATCATCTGTAACATTAATGCCATGATGCAAGTTCAAGCAACGCATATTCTGGTCGCCTGTTGGTTTCCTCATTTCTAAAAAAATGAGAATATCAGGATGACTAATATCAAGATAAGCAGCGTAAGAACCACGCCTAGTTCTGCCCTGCCTGTAAGCGAGAGAAGAAGCATCATAGGTACGCAAATGAGGCATAACACCAACCGACTTATCATCAGCAGAGCGAATTCCAATTCCAATTCCAACCCCTCCTCCTAGCATTGAGAGCCAATTTACTTCCGCCAGACAATCGACAAGGCCTTCTGCGGAATCATCAAGATACGGGAGAAAACATGAAATAGGCAGACCACGCTTAGAGCGGCCAAAAGATAAAATGGGAGTAGAATAAGAAAGCCAATGTCGAGAAGAATACTCATAAAGCCTTTGCGAGTGTGCAGCATTCGTCCCAAAATGTTTAGATACATATGCAAACCTTTCTTGTGGTGAGTTTTCATCCTCACGCATATAACTCTCTTTTAATCTTTTGATACCTAATTCATCAAACAATGAATCTCTAGTGAAATCTACGGTGATGCCGTGAACAATATCAGACATGCAATACTCCAGTTATTATTATTTTGTTACGAATTCATTTGCCATGGGGAATACCGTGGCAATTATTTCTGCACATTTCTGTGCTATTTCTATATGTTCTTTTTGTGTGCCATTCGCTGAGCGAAGTTGTATGTAGTGTATCCATGATCTTAATGTGCCATTCATGTATAATCTCGAAATTGTAAGTCCTTCAGGCAATACAGCACGAGCTTGTTCTTTTGCTATACCATTATCTATGGCCCATTGATATGCAGTTTTTGCTTCACTTAATACACGATTCTGCATAATTCTCCATGAGTATTTTAATAATTCATCATCTGTTTCAACGGAGTTTTGACGATTCTTTTCATCTTGTAATCTTGCATCCCTTAAAACAAAATCTAAATCTTTAGTTGGGTCGGCGTAACGCTGAGAAAACTCTTGAAAACTAAATGAACGGTGACGAAGCATTTGTCTTGCAATATCTCTTGTGGTTTCTATTTCTAAACACATGTTCACCATTTCAAGTGGTGACCAATGCTGATGCTTAATAAGATAACGAATTAATTTCTCACTAGTTTCTTTGTTGGCTTGGTTGCTAGGATTTGATACTCTCGCACAAAAAGCAACCAATTCTGTTGTGTTCTCAGCGAAATGCATCGCTGGTTGTGTATAACTAATCAATTCAACTTTCATACTTTTTTCCAAAATGTAAACTTGGCTTGTGCCTCAAGACCTTTGAAGGAGTTACTACTTATAATACTTTGTATTTCTGTTTTTGTTTTTCCATTCATGATCATTTCATTTATATCTTTACCAATCAAATTATCTGGCCAAATTACTACAAAATGATCTAATTTGATTGCATTTTGCATCAATTTCATCACTTCTTTATTTCTTGGTTCATTGTCAAATATTAAAATCTTTTTACCTACTGAAATACTTTTTGCTGCAAGTGTAAGATTGGCATCACCGGAGGCAACACAATTATCAATAAACAATGAATCAAGTGGTCCTTCGACAATATAAACATCTTTTGATCGATTGACACGATCCATGCCAAATATCAATTTATCAGTAGATTCTTTTGTTCTTATAGTAACATATCTTAATGTTTTGTCACTCGTTACTAATGCACGGCCAGATACAGCAATCAATTCATTATACGCATCATAAAAAGGAATTACAAGTCGTGCATCATCAAGTAATTGTTTTCCGTGATTTGGTATGAGTGCATCAACAAATTGTTTATAATTTTGTGTAAATAACAATCTTTCATAATGTGATTTATCTATTTTTCTGTGCTTTAGATAATCAAGACAAAAGTGGCCTTCTGGCAGTTTATCACACCATTCTGCGTGTTCAAATGTTTTTGCCTTTTCAAGTTTATCGAACCTTGTTGGTGTAATGTTAAGAATTGTGTTTGCAAGTTTTGAATTATTGGTCTTACCCGATGTGTATCGTTCAAGAGAATACTCTTTGTACAAACTTTCATCTACATGCTTTATAAAATTACCAAGACTTAAACCTGCACCACAATTATGGCAGGTGTAAAACAAATCATTTAATTTACGATAAACATAACCACGAGCCTTTGTTTTATTTTTCTTACTGTCACCACAAATTGGACAGGAGAAATTCCAAAGGTAATCATTCTTCTGCTTGAAATTACGCAGACGAAATGACATTAGACGGACATATTTAGAATCAACTGATAACATAATAAAGAGTATAACAAAAAACTACAACAAAAACAAGTCTATTTGAAAAGTGTACCTAAAACACCTAGATTGACATTACCGATAACCCAACCAAGTGCGATGGCTGCACCGAGGATCATCCATTTATACTTATCGATTTCTTTTAAAGTATCGCTAATTTTATTGCCATTATCTTCCTGTTTATGGCGAATAAGATCGGCACGAATATTGTCAAGTCTTTCGGTAATTCTAACCTCCACTTGATCAATTCGTTCATGTATTTCACGGCTAACTGTAGTAATGCGTGAATGTAATTCTTTTATATCTTCTTGCAAATTATCTTCCGATTTTTCGTGTTGTTCGTGGCGTTGTTCGTGAATGGTTAACATACGAATCATGTTATCATTCATTTCTTGAATCTTTTCTATAGATTCAGATAGTTTCTCGCATACCCTATCAGTTTGTTGAACATCTTTTTCCAACAAACCAACTTTTAATTCGAGAGCATGCATTTTTTCTTCTTCAGGATACATCTTTGTTACACCTTATTGCGGCAATTTGATCGATGAGTGTTTTTAATTCTACCATTCCTTGTTCAATCTTTTCAAGTGCCATTTTAACTTCAATTCTCTCTTGGTGTATATGTTCAATGTATTCTGTTACTGGTTTTGAAATTGTTGGTGGTTGAATTGTGGGATAAGACACAGGATTTATTTTCATAGTTTTGGTGCCTCGCTCTTTTTAGCAAATTTTTCTGAGGCAGTAACTCCAAGGCCGGCGATGGCAATATACATCATACCCTCAAACACATTTGGATCTACCTTATAATCCCAAA